AAAAGTGAACAAAGTTATTCGTGATGGAAAAGTTGCAGTAGTTATATCTCCAGGATTCGGTGCTGGTTGGTCAACATGGGCCTTTCGTGGTGAAGAAGACTATCGTGACTTTATGATGTTTGATCCAACGCTAGTTGATATGGTTGAACATGGTGCATCGGCTGAAACAATTGAGACATACGTTACTTCTATGTATCCAGGCACATATTGTGGTGGTGCAGATGATTTAACAATTCAATGGTTGCCTGTCGGTACTGCTTTTCGTATTCACGAATATGATGGTTCAGAATCTGTAGAAATTCGTGATGACATTCAATGGACAATAGCATGATGAAATTTTTATGTGGATGTGCTGTCGGTATCTTTCTCGCAACGGCAGGTACTTCTGGAATTGCAATGCTTATAGATAGTAGTGTTAGTAAATTTCAAAACACTATCAAAGAATCTGTGCGTGAACAACCACCACGACATTACAATCAACAAATGAAAACGGAGTCAATATGAAACATTGGAACGAATTAACTGAACTAGAATCTGAAATCATTCGAGTTGGAGAGTTTAGAAATCTATATAAACTTCTTGTCGCTGGTGTAGAGAATGAGGTTGACATTAAAGTATTGCAATCTGCAATCTATACAATGGAAGGTATGATTGATGATATCGATTCTACATTGTATGAAAAATTTCAAACAGTATGGGATTGCGTTAAAGATGACTTGCCAGTAGAATTGGTTGACACCGAAAACAATTATCAATTCGAAAACGGGCAACCATTCTATGATAATATGAATTTTACACCTGAAAACAAAAGTACTACATCTGTGGAAGAAGATGAAGCATTCAAGGACTTAGAAAAAGCAATCAGAAATTGGAAGTCTACAGCACCGTAGGCGGGGTTTTGGACTGCTTTTATTGATTGTGGGTACTCTTACCCCTCCCTAGACTAGAAACCCGCTCCAAAGCGGGTTTTTTGTGTCGTTTTTTTGCAACATTTCTGAAAATAGTTGTTGACAAGTGTGCCCATTGTGGTATACTAGAGTCTGATTAATCGAAAAGGAAACAAAATGTCAGCATTAAAAACATATCTAGATCGCAAGAACGCATACGCTACAATCTTTGGTGCCAAAGCACTTACGTTAGATAGTGCTACTGACCGTCAAAAAATTGCCGATTCAATCGATTCAGATTTGAGTCCCGAGAATTTGACTTGTGATGGTGAACTGCCCCGTAGTTTGGTCCAGAAACGCTACAAGGAATTGACAATGGCGGCTAAAGAACTGCAAAAACTTGACCCTTCCGTTAAATTTTACGAATTTGCATAGTGTTGCAAAAAGACAACAGTATTGAAAATAGTTGTTGACATGTTTACCGATCCTGTTATACTAGAGTCTAGAGATTGAGAAAAGAACTGGAAAATTTATGAAATTACTGTCTACCGGAAACCCCAAAGTACTTAAAGGAATGTCACAAGGTTACAATACCTACATTCTGCACCTTGCTCCGGCAGATTTGAGTGGTTATGAAACTTGCCCTAAGCGTACCGCTGGTTGCACTTCTGCATGTTTGAATACTGCTGGTCGTGGTGGTATGTTTAAGCGTGGCGAAACTACAAACGTTATTCAAAAGGCACGTATTCGCAAAACGAAAATGTTTTTCGAAGACCGTATTCAATTTATGAACCTGCTGGTTGCTGATATCGAATTAGCAATTAAGCAAAGCAAACGGATGAACCTTGTTCCTGTGTTCCGTTTGAATGGCACTTCCGACCTTGCGTTTGAAAAGTATGAAGTTGTCCGTAACGGAAAATTGTTCCGTAACATGTTCACCGCTTTTCCTGAAGTCCAATTCTATGACTACACCAAGGTTCTTGGTCGTAAAGTTGTTGATATCGCTAACTACCATTTGACATTCTCTGCCGCAGATGGCAATGATTCCGATGTTGCAAAAGCAATTCAACAAGGTTATAATGTTGCTACAGTATTCGGTATTAAGAAAACTTTGCCGATGCCTGAGACTTATCTCGGTATGCCAGTTTTCAATGGTGACGAATCCGATTTGCGTTTCCTTGATCCTAAAGGTGTTGTTGTTGGTTTGTATGCAAAAGGCAAAGCAAAAAAAGACACCACTGGTTTTGTGAAATATCCCACTCTTATATTAATGGCCGCTTAAAATGAAATCTAAAATCTTTATCACTTATCCCGATAATTACAAATATTTTAAAAGCAAATTGCCTACGGGACAAAAAGGGTATTGTGAAATTATGCGGAACGTTACTGTAGAACCAGACCCGAATAATGTTTATGATAATTGGGGTACTATCGAAGCATACGGACAAAAACTTTTTGTCCACGCATACGATTATGAAGGTGAAGAGAAATTGTGGCAAATTTCTGGTGTTGCAAAGAAAAAATGAGGAACAATATGGGTATTAAATATAAAAAAGAATTTCATAGTGCATATGATGAATTAGTTCTGATTATGGACGATATTGGAAATATGATAGAGAAACCTGAAAATGAATACGACAAAGGTTTCAATCGGGCATGTAAAGTTATTTTAGATATGCTTGGCGAATTTAATTATCGCATGGAAGTGCGACTGGAAAATGAGTATGAATGGTTAGACCCCGATTATAATGACAATTCGAAAGAAACAAAACCAAAAACAAAAAAACTTGCCGTTGTAAAGAAACAACAGGCCTGAAAATAGTTGTTGACTTACCTGCCCATTGTGATATACTAGAATTTGTTCAGTTGAAAAGAGAGTAAAAAATGCGTGGTTCTATTATAATGCTTGTTAGTTTTCTAATTATCTTTGGTGCCGTTGGTGGTATCGAAGTGAATCCCGATGCTGACTTGTTGACTTTAATAATGGTTGCGATTGGCGGTCTAATCGGCATGTTGATTGGTGTTAGTGTAATTCGTGAGGATGCATAATGAGCGAAATTGAAATTGAAATTAATGAACTGCTGGATACAACAGTTATGCTTTGTGAAGAAATTGCAGAGCAAGTTGGTTGCCCAGTTGAATTCGTTGAAGTTATAATGCAAAGACGTTGGGATAATTTACTTTTTTCTAACGATGATTTTATGAATGGTTACGATATGGCAAAGGAGAATGCATAATGGGTACTCGATCTTTAACTTTTGTGTACGATGGCGATGTGCCAGTAATTAATATTTATCGGCAATATGATGGTTATCCATCTTGCCATGGCCATGAACTTGCTCAGTTTTTGGATTCTAAAACCCTTGTCAATGGCTTTGGTGAACAGAATTCTTTTGATGCCAATGGCATGGGATGTTTGGCTGCCCAATTGATTGTTCAATTGAAACATGGCGTTGGTGGAATTTATATTTATCCTGTTAGCAGTACGGATTGCTTTCAAGATTATGAGTACCATGTGTATGAAGACAAAGTGATTGTGAAGAATCCAACTGCGGTGATTTTTGAAGGTACGTGGGAAGACTTTGCACAATTTTGTTTAGATCCAATTTCTGCGGAGTGAACATGACTGGCTTTCAAAGCAAACGAAAAATGGCAGAAGACAGATTCAAAGTTTATTGTGAGTGGTGCCACGATTGGCACTACACCGATGAAGTTGACATTTTAAATGTTGAAGAAGACATTGAAGGTCGAGATGTGGCGCATTTTGAGTGCGGACAACCTCCTTCATGGAACGAAGATATTTCACGATACGATGGTACCTCCTCACTTGTTTATAAGGAATAAATTATGTTACTCGCAAAACCAAAACTAACAAACACACTCGACTCTAAGCAATTCAAATCTTTTGCCGAATGCCAAGATTACCTTGAATTATATACCGAGATTAAAATGCCTCTTGTTGAATGGATCGCACTAGGTAAGATTCTTGTTGCAGAAACAATGACAACACCAGAATTCTATCCAAAGAAAGTGAAGGATAAAATTGTTATGACTAAATTTGACATTGAGGAATTTGTATGATGAACAAATGTAGTGTTTGTGATTGTGCATTTACAGATGACGAAGGCGGTATACACGGCTACTTTGGTATGCTGAGTGTATCATTCTGCCCAACTTGTTTTAGTTGTATGTGTGATATGGTGAATCAGGTAACACAAGAGTTTGGAGAAGAACAATGACAAACGATTTAAAATTTACCACCGCAGAAGACTATATGAATGAGACTATTATTATTGAAGATACTATCAGCAGAAATAAAAAATTTCAAGAAGAAAGAGAGTTGAGAGTAAATAATTTAAAAAAAGCAAAAGCGCCTGTTGAATTGATCGAATATGAAGAAATGATTTCAAAAATGACTTTAGCAGAATATAAAAACTACTGTCATCAATATGAAGAAGAAGATAAAAAAAATAAATTAGAATATTCTAAAAATAATCCTATTCAAAAATCTATAGTTGATGAAATTTATGATAGGGAAAGTAAATTAAAATATGATTACTGGGCTTATTCATCTAATGCTCGTTGGCTAATGGCTATTGATCCTTTGGGTTTTATGAGCGGAGAAGATTTTGAAAATGATTTGTATATAACTTTTTTAGAACATGCTAAAGAAATTTACAAAGATAGATTTAAAGAAGAGTTTGAAAAAGAAGATAGATTTGAAGAAGAGTTTGGAGAAGAATAATGACCAACTCATCAACAGGAATAACTGGATTTATTGAAATCTTTGAAGGTCGGTTGAATAAGATGAAGTTGCACCTTAAAGAAGAATTAACTAAAACCAAACACGATAGAGACCGTAAAGCAATACGCAGAATTATTTCCGATGCTAGAAAACTTAACAAGACATTGAAAGAAATGCGTAATTCCAATACCAAACTGTGTCCACATTGCGGAGAGAAATTATGAGTAGCGGACTTATGCTTGACTATGATATTGCAGATAAAATTACCTTGCTGACTTTGCAAGATCAATTAAAATATTTGCGAAAAGAACTTGAAGATTATAAAGAAGGAAAATGGTTGCATCCAGAAGATGTTGTCAATAACGCTAAAATCATTGCGGCTTTAGAATTGTTGATTCCATACTACGGAGGAACCGTGTGAGTCCAATATTGCGTAATCGATATGATGAATCCAAACGAAATGGTATAAACAAAAGATTCCGTTTCAAGGTTTGGTGTATTCGAACGTTTGGTTTTGTTGTAGGATTTATTACAGGAAAATAAGATGGAGAAGACGCACCAGACCGCCGTTTGGACGTCTCTGGAGGTCCAGACGTACTCTAGCATCAAATTGGGTGAAAAAACAGTCCAAAACCCCTCCAATCTTGTTGTTTTTGTGCAACATTACCGAAAAAAGACTTGACAAGTTGCCATTTTCGTGCGATACTGGATGTGTTAAGTGTGAAATTAAGAACTAATTATGAATATTGATTCGATAAACGCTGAATTACAGACTGTTGCTTTTATGCAACAAGAAGAACAAATTGACTTGACATACCAGGAGTTTCTTGATACAATTAATGCTTACCACGATATGATGATGTATGAATCACAATCGTATGATCTTGATGTTTTTTATTATGGAGAAAATTGAATATGGCTTACATGAACCAAGAACGCAAAGCGAAAATCAAAGCAAGACTTGATGCCGCACTTAAAGGCACTGGTGTTAAGTATTCCTTGCGTTGCGATAGTCTCTCTATCACATGCACAATTAAGTCCGCACCTGTTGACTTTATTGCAAACGCAAATGAAACTTGCGGTCGTGACTCTTATCAAGTTGCACGTGGTTTTCAACCCAATAAAACTGGTTACGATCAAGTGAACCATTACTATTATCAGGATCATTATTCTGGTAAAGCAAAAGAACTGATGACCAAAATCGTTACTGCGATTTATTCTGGTGATTATTATGACCGTAGCGATGCGATGACGGATTATTTCGATACCGCTTACTATGCTCATATCAATGTTGGTAAGTGGGACAAACCTTTTGTCGTTACCGCTTGACAAACACCCCATGGTGTGTTACCATGTATATCTTGATTAACTCTTTTTAAGGAAATTTATTATGGCAAAATCAAATCGTTGGCAAAAAGCTATTGTCGTTCTTTCACAGGGCGGCGTTTTTAGTGCAGAAAAACTTTGCGAAGAAATGGAATACGATTGCGTATACCGTGTTTCGAATGTGTTACTCGACACGAAAATCTTTGCTGGTGCTATCATCAAAAGCGTCCGTGATGGTCGCAAGGTAGTTGGTTACGAACTCGTCAACATTGACGAAATGAAACAACTGATTGCTAGTGGTGCATTCTCTGCGACGGCAACCAAAGCTGTTGCAAAGCCTAAGACTGCTACAGTTAAAACGGCTGTTGTTAAAGCTACAAAGCCTGTGAAAGCTAAGAAAGTTACTCCTGCGCCCGTTCGTGCTGGTGATTCCCTTGATGGAATTATGTCTGCAATGGCAAAGTCTTCTGCAAAGAAGCCCGTCAACCTGTTAGATGAAATCGATACAGACGTTGAGGACTTTGAAGACCGCCAATTTGCTGAAGCATATATTCGAACATAATTATTGGAGTGATATGGATGACCGTGTAGTAATAGAACGATACATCCTTGAAGCGTGGGATAAAGGCTTGACAGGTGCTGACGTTGTAAGATACGTCCAGTATATGTCAAGCATTCCTTCTTTTGAGATTGAACCTGTTTTACAAAATTTAATTGCGAGAATGTCAGAATGAAATTTAGCATATATGAGAGATTGTTACACTATGATTGGTTTTATAAACTAATCCAGCATCTCACTCTTATGGAATATTTTGTGTTTATCGTAGTGATTGGATTGTTTGTATGGTTGTAAATAAAATTTATCTAGACATGGATGGTGTGCTTTGTTCGTTCAATAGACGATACGAAGAACTATTCGGTGAAAGCCCTGGTAAATCTAGAGACAGAAAAAACTTCTCATCTAACTGGAAAAAATTCATTGAAGGTGAAAACTTTGCGACACTAGATTGGAATCCCGGTGGGCAAGAGTTGCTTGCTTACGTGCGAACTATTCCAAACATTGAAATTGAAATGTTAACTTCAAGTGGTGGGCAAGAACATCATACCGAAGTAGCAATTCAAAAAACACAATGGCTTTGCGAACATGGCATTTTATATAAACCAAATATTTGTCCTGGTAGTAGATTGAAAGCACAATATGCTCATCCGACAATTATACTTGTTGATGACACCGATTATGTAATTGATGGCTTCGTCAAAGCTGGTGGAATTGGTATTCTACATAGTGATGTAAATGAAACAATATCTAAACTTAAATTTTATTGTGAAGAATATGTTCTCCCACCTCACTCAGACTGAGAGTAAAAATGAAGATTGCAATTGCATCCGATGTTCACCTTGAATTTGGTGACTTGATTTTAAAGAACGAAGAAAACGCTGACGTACTAATACTGTCTGGCGATATCTGCGTTGCGGCTGATTTTCGTGATCCCGATATTTACAGTATGGTGCAAGGCGGTAAGACTCAACGTTATATTGAGTTTTTTACTCGCTGTGCGAATGAATTTTCCAAAGTGATTTATGTTGTTGGAAATCACGAACATTATCATGGAGACTATGCTGAAACGTTTACGATTCTACGAAAGTACTTGGGACATATTGAGAACTTGCACATTCTTGATAAAGAGCATGTGACAATTGATGACGTAACATTTATTGGTGGTACATTGTGGACCGACATGAATGCACAAGACCCGGTTACTCTTGCACACATCCGTGTTAAGATGAATGATTTTCGTCTTATTGAAAATAGCAATGAAATGGTTTCATACCGAACATTCGATGTGAATGAAGAAGGTACAGAGATTCCTACGTTTCGTAAACGTCCCGCTAGGTTCACACCAGAAGATACTGTACAGGATCATAAAAAGATGTTAGAATACATTAATGTAACAAGTGAGCCTTTCGGTAAATATGTTGTTGTTGGTCACCATGCACCTAGCAAGGCATCTACACATCCACGATATCAGACTGAAGTGATTGTGAATGGCGCATACAGTAGTCGTTTAGATCAATTCATTCTTGACAATCCACAAATCAAATTGTGGACTCACGGACATACGCACGAAGAATTTGATTATATGATTGGCACTACTAGGGTTGTTTGCAATCCACGTGGATACATAAATTATGAAGACCGTGCTGAAGACTTTAAACTAAAATACGTGGAGATTTAATGGAAGACGATCCTATTGACTTTGAAAATTCACACCCAGATATGGAAAAGATTATTGAATCCGATAAACTTTTGCCAGTAACAAAATCGGTAGCAAAAATGCTGATGCGTAATCCGTACACATCATTGGGTAGATTCTTTAAAAAACTTTCTAATGAAAATTTAGAAATACTAATGGAAATAATTGACGAAGGTGATAGTGAATTCAATGAACGCATGGAAGACATTGTGTTAATGACAGAAATGTTATCCCGTGCTGAAGGTGTGCCAAGCCAATCTGTTGAAGAGATTACCGAAAATGTAAATTACTTTGGTGCATGTATTACCTGTGTTTCACTTGCACGAAAGGGTCTTGTTCGTGTATACTATGATAACATGTCGTTTGGTACTGACAATGGCGATAAAATAATTGTGGAGAAAATATGAAAACTTATGATACTTTTGAAAACGTTGATAGCATGGCACCATGCATGAAACGTCCTATTGTTATCAATGCTAAACGTATTGACGAAGATTTTCGTGTGAATACTTTAGAAGGTAATTACAAGCAAGGCAAAGCTGGTGATTATCTTATGAAAGGTATTGACGGAGAACTTTATATTTGTGATGGCCCTATTTTTGAAAAGACTTACGATTTCGTATGAACATCTTCTATCTTAATCACGAACCAAAAGTCTGTGCTGAAATGCACTTAGACAAACATGTTGTTAAAATGATTATTGAGTATGCACAACTCATGTCTACCGCACACCGTGTTCTTGATGGTGAAAAGTATATTGATAAGACTGCGAACAATCGTAACATTCAACGTTGGCGCATGAAAAACGAAATCATTGAACACAGCTTGATGAAAGCATCACACGTTAATCATCCGTCAAATATATGGGTTCGTGCAAGCAAACAAAACTATGTGTGGCTGTATCAAATGTGGACTCACTTATTGGCTGAGTATACACATCGATATGGCAAACATCATGCATGTGAAAAATATGCAAAATACCTTCGTATGCCTCCAGAGAACATTGCTGACATTCCATTTACAGAGCCTACACCTGCGATGCCTGATATCTACAAAGTGACGAATGATTCTATTCGTTCGTATCAAAATTACTATATACATGATAAGAGTAGATTTGCAAAATGGAAAAACAGAGAAACCCCAAAATGGTTCTCATACGGAGTAAACAATGCCGACATACAACTTCATCAATAAAGATACAGGTGAAATAACAGAAAAATTCTTTAGTATTAGTGTTAGAGAAGAATACTTAAAAGACAATCCACAACTCGAATCTATTTTATTAGGGGCGCCATCAATTGGCGACCCTATTCGTTTAGGCATTCGAAAGCCAGATAATGGATTTAGAGAAGTCCTTTCAAAAGCAAAAGAAGCGCATCCTTTAGGAAATGTTAACACATTCTAATAATGGCGACACATAAAAATACTACAACATCAAGAAGGGCACCCATGGCAAGAAAACCCGCTGTATCTAAGTCGGCAAATACCGAACCAGAATTTCAAACCCCTCCTAAATTAAAATCAGTCAATAACACACTTAGACTTAGACTAGATGATTTAAAAACTTTTGATCCGTTAACAGACAATCAAAAACTTTTTTTCGATGCATATAAACGTGGAGACTATTTCGTAGCACTTCATGGTGTAGCGGGTACAGGTAAAACATTTTGTGCGCTATACAAAGCAATTGAAGAAGTAATGGACAAATCAAATCCATTTGATAAAATTATTGTGGTGCGATCCGCAGTACAGAGCCGAGAAATAGGACATTTACCTGGTGATGTAAATGAGAAGATGGAAATTTATCAACAACCATATCGTCAAATCTGCGACACCCTTTTTGGTCGCAAAGATGCATGGGATAGATTAGAAGAACAAGGACACATTGAGTTTATCTCCACATCATTCATTCGTGGTATGTCATTTGATGATGCTATCATTATCGTTGATGAAATGCAAAATATGACATTTGAAGAGATCGATACTGTTATGACAAGGGTTGGCTATCGTTCTAAAATTATTTGGTGTGGTGACTATAGACAAACCGACTTGAATAAAAAGAAGAATGATGTATCAGGTATTCTTAAATTCTTTGACATTGCATATCACATGAATGCATTTACAAAGATTGAATTTACTGTAGATGATATCGTTCGTTCTTCATTGGTAAAAGATTATATTTTGGCGAAGTTGCAACATGAAGACGGAGTAGATACTGCTAAATAAAATATCATTATAACAACAGGATTACTAAAGTGAAATTTAAACACATTGGATGCGACATTGACTATGATTTGGAAACCGAAACAATAAACGGCAAACGATTCTACAAGACACCAGAGGGATTACTATATCCTTCTGTGACTACTATTACATCCCAACATGGCAAAGATAAAATCCTTGAATGGAGAAAACGTGTGGGTGAAGAAGAAGCGAATCGTATTTCAACTAAAGCATCCAATCGTGGGACTAAAGTACACAAGATTTGTGAAAACTATTTGAACAATGAAGAAGATTATGCTCGTACAAATCCAGCGCATATCCACAAGACAATGCCAGATACTATTGCTATGTTCAAATCGTTACAACCTCTATTGGATGAACACGTAAACAACATTCACGCATTAGAAATTCCTTTGTATTCTCATCATCTAAAAGTTGCTGGTAGAGTTGACTGTATTGCAGAGTATGATGGTAAACTGTCTATCATCGATTTTAAAACTTCAGGCAAGTTAAAAGAAGAGAGTTGGATTAAAGGATACTTTATGCAATGTTCTGCTTATGCAGTCATGTATGAAGAACGAACTGGAATACCAGTATCACAAATTGTAATTATGATTGCCGTTGACTCTGAATACCCACAAGTGTTCATCAAAAAACGCAATGATTACATCAAAGATTTTATATCTTACCGTGAAGCATATGATGCTGTATTGATTGACTAAATAATATTATTGCTGTATGAAGCAAAGAGAAACAGGTTTTGGACGGGGGTGCGAATCCCCCCACCTCCACCAAAAGTAAATTATGAAATATAAAATTGTAGTAAAAACTGGCGACAAAACTTTCGTAAAAGATGTAAGTAAGAGTAAAGAACATTTGCTTGTTAAAGCAGAAAGTCTTTCTAAAAAACATCCGAAATGGAAAGTATATGTTGTTGCAGAAAATACAATTATATAATTTATTTTTGATGGGGGTGCATAGTTTCGACAGGGCAAAGAGTAACAGAGTGGACAGCACATCAGCAACGATGTAAAAAGAAGAAAACAAAGTAAACGCAAACGACTCACGTTTCGCATTGGCAGCCTAAACGCTGACTAGGGTTTCGACAGGTTTCCTCGTAACAGAATAACCTGTCACTTACTTATGGAGAAATAATGAAAATAACTGATTCGAAAATAATCCCTGATGTTAAAATCATCAACCTTCCTGTCTATAGAGACAATCGTGGTTTCTTTACTGAAACATTTAGACCCGAAGTTGAAGAAGCCCTTGGCGTAAAATTTCTTCAAGACAATCAATCTGTATCACTCAGGTATGTTCTAAGAGGCATCCATTTTCAATGGGATCAACCAATGGGTAAATTGGTTCGTGTTACTCATGGATATGGAATTGATGTTGCTGTTGATTTGCGAAAAGACTCTTCAACATATGGGCAGTATCATGCTGAGTTGTTAGGACCAGAATCAAACAATCAGTTATGGGTGCCAGCAGGCTTTGGTCATGCGTTTCTTTCATTAGGAGAATATACGCATCTAATGTACAAATGCACCGCAGTACACAACCCTAAAGCAGAAGCCGCAATTAATCCATTTGATAAAGATTTGAATATCGATTGGCAAACAATTGATGAAATCAAAGACTTTATTCTATCAGACAAAGACAGAGCCGCAGGTTCTTTCGCAGATTATAAACTAAATCCAAAATTCTAATTATGAAAAATATTCTAATCGTTGGTGGCGCAGGCTATATTGGCACAAGACTCTCTAATCACCTGTTTGATTTGGGATATAAGATACACGTTATCGACAACTTCTGGTTTGGTGATAAACTGAACCCAAGCATTTCAAAAGAAAAGAAAAGTCTTTGGGATATCAAACCCGCAGAGTTAACTTCATATGATGCAGTTATGTTTCTTGCTGGATTGTCTAATGATCCAATGGCGATGTTCAGACCAGACTTAAACTTTATTGAGAATTCTTCTGCACCAATGTATCTTGCATTCATTGCTAAAGAAGCAGGAGTAAAACGTTTTGTGTGTGCAAGTTCATGTAGCGTATATGGGTTCACAAAGAACAAGACATTGAACGAAGGCAGTTTAGTTAAGCCAGCATATGCATATGGTATTTCTAAACTGCAATGTGAACGTGGCTTAGAGACATTAGAAGATGATAACTTTAAACCAATTGTATTCCGTAAAGGTACAGTTGGTGGATGGTCACCAAAGATGCGCTATGATTTAGTTGTGAACACTATGTTGAAGAGTGCATTCACTACACAGAAGATTGTAGTTAACAATCCAAAGATTTGGCGCCCATTAATAGATATTCGTGATGTGATTCAAGGATATCAAAAAGCATTAGAAGCAGACTTGAATGTGTCTGGTGTTTATAATCTGTCTGGTGGCAATCTTACTATCGGACAATTGGGTGAAGCAATTCATGGAGAGTTGAGAAAAAGAGGATATGTTGTTGACTTAGTTATCAATGAAAACAATGATGTTCGTAATTATAAAGTTACCACAGAGAAGATTGAAGATGAGTTGGGATTCAAGTCACAGTTTACTCCATTAGATTCACTTGCTGAGATACTTGACAATATCGATCCATTGAGTTATAATTTCAATGATGATGAGTATTCTAATATAACAACTTTTCAGAAAGTTTTGGGCAAATGAAAATACTATTGACTGGTGGGTCAGGACTTCTTGGTAGAAATTTAATTTCGCATTTAGATGGACATGAAGTCATTGCACCGAGTAGTAGTGAGTTAGACATTACCGATCCGTTGTCTTTCATACAATTTAAATGTGATTTGATTATTCATTGTGCGGCTATTGCTAAGTTTGCTGATGCAGAAAAAGATCCGATTGGAACCATAGATACAAACATTCAAGGCACATGTAACGCATTGAAACATGCAATGAATCAGAATGCTAGATTTGTTTTCATATCGTCATCACACGTATTTGATGGACAAAAAGGAAACTACAGCCATGAAGATTTACCTAATCCACTCACACGATATGCAAAATCTAAAGTAGCCGCTGAAATGGCAACTCAAATTTATGAAAAATCATTAGTCATACGAACAGAATTTTGCGATGTTGATTTTCCATTTGATACTGCATTCACAGATAAGTATTCATCTAAAGAATACATAGATGTTATTGCACCCAAGATTGCAGAGAAATGCTTAAGTGAACAAACAGGCATTTGTCACGTTGGTGGACCCAGACGATCATTCTATGAGTTTGGACAATTGAGAAATCCAAACGTGAAACCTGGATCAGTTGAAAATTTATTAAAGACAAGCACAGTACCTATATTGATAGATACGAGTTTAATTGAGAATTGAGGACATAATGACAGCAACAGTAATTTCACACATCTATAATGAAGAATACATTCTCCCTTGGTGGTTAGAACATCACAAGAAAATTTTCGATCATGGTATCATTATCGATTATGCATCTACTGATAGGTCTCTTGAAATCATTAAAGAGATTTGTCCTACATGGGAAGTTGTACAATCTAAAAATGCAGAATTCAATGCTATGGCAGTTGACGCTGAAGTTTTAGAATACGAACGTAAGATTGAAGGCTGGCGCATTTGTTTGAACGTCACAGAATTCTTAGTTGGTGACTACAGCAAGTTTTTAGTTGACACGATTAGGTCTACGCAACATTTGATTCCCACAATTACATTTTGGGATTGGAATCCTAATGACGAATTAGATAAGACTAAACCATTATGGGAACAAAAGAAACAAGGTATTCACTATAAGACAGACTTCATGGCTCGCCGTGCTAGAAGTTTGCACAATGTGAAGACTATGCAATATGATGTTGGTCGTCATTTTGCTTCATTAAACAATGAAGAGATGATGATTTTTCATTATGCAAATTGTATTGCAAGTAAAGGTATGCTTGACAGAAGATTGCAGATTCAGACTAAAGTACCAGAACACGATAGAGTTCGAGGATGGGGAAGCCATCACTATCATGGACCAAATGGTGTAATGACTACTGAAACTCTAAAAGAATTGTGGAGTAAAGATTTATCTAAAGTGACAGATTGTAGTGAAGACATTATTCGATACACTAAAGAGCCTGATGAAACATACGCATTAGACTTGGGATGCGGTGAGTATCCTAAGAATCCATTCAAAGCAAAGCATTTGTATGGTATCGATGTGAGAGATGACACTAAGAATAAAATCACAAAAGCAGATTTGGTTATTGAACCAATTCCCTTTATTGATAATTTCTTTGACTATGTGACTGCACATGATTTCATCGAACACATTCCTAGATTGATGTACAGCCCAAATCGTAGATATCCGTTCGTAGAATTGATGAGTGAGATTTGGCGAGTATTA